CGATAACAATGTGTGGCTCTTCTGCAACAGCCTCAGCAAGTGCTTGCTGTCCGCAGAGGATAGTATCAAATACGCGTGTTACTGGAGTTACAGTTACAGTTGTTGTAGCGGTAACTGCAGCAGTGTTGGCTGTATCTACAGTAAATGTAGTAGTTGAGCCAGATGTGCTAATTGCAGTAATCTTTGCACCTGATGCAATACCAGTTCCAGCAACCTTATCTCCAACCTCAGCGCGGGTTGCGATAACAGCAGAAGAAGCAACACCGAAGGTGAAGCCTGCTGATGTACCTGCAACGGTTACTGCGGTTGTAGCAAGAGCAGACTGGTCTGCGCCATCTTTAGCATTTGGCAAACGAGAAGACTCAACAAAGAATGCTCCTTCGTAATCGCCAATTTCTCCAGCCCATACGTTATTAACGGCTGGGTCAGAGTTGATGTGAGCAAAGTTCCAGCCTAGGTTTCCAGACTCTGCACGCAGGTCGTGGGAAACTTCTGGGTGGATACCGCACCAGTAGTAAGAGCCACGGCGAGCCTTGGCCTTATTAGCACGGAGTTTAGCGACAGCCTTGCGGATGTCTGCTGAATCAATTGTTGCGGCTGCGGCAATTGTTGCGGTGCTTGTAGCAGTGCTACCACCGTAAATTACGTTAGTTCCGCCGACAAGAGTTGTTGAAACAACCTTGTCAATAGAATCAGCAAGGTTGTATGCAATGATATTTGCAATTGCTGGGTCTACATCTGCTAATGAGAATAACTCAAGAGCACGGGTAACAAGAACAGCATTACCATACTCGTTAAGAGTAATGGTTACTGATGTTGGAGTCGTCATTGCGACTGCATCTGGGTCAGTAGTTTCTGTTAGTGTTGAAGTTTTTGCATCCAAGTCAACATAGCGTTGTAGCACTACGGTTGAACCTGGTATTGCTTGACGGGCAGGGCGTTTATCTGCGACAGAACGAAGTAGTGGTTCTGAACGGAGAGCGAATTCTAGAAGACGGTCATACGCCTTCTGAACTAGACCTGCGGCGCCAACTGTTCCACCGAGAGATGCACTGTCGGTAGAGATAAATGCGTTGGCCATAAGGTTTCGTCACCTCCAAGTGACTATGAACGGTTAGGAATTGCGTAGAAGATGGATTAATTCATCCATCGAACCCGCGTTATCTAAACGCGTGTTCATATCTACGGCTTTGTCTGGAGTCATACCGCCTTGGGTTAAGATATCTTGCTGACGTAATGTCGCAAGGTCTTTCTGCGTATCTTCATTTTGAGTTTCTGGGGTATAGCCGATTAAATCTCCGTTATCACGGAGCCAAGAATCAATAGATTCCTCTGTGGCATCCTCTACATCTTTCAAAATAAGGCGTGCAGCCTTAGCGTTTACTCCTTTTTTAGCCAGGACTTCGGAGACAGTTTGATGCCGTTTTTCCTTGACGAATCCTTCAAGTTGTTCGGTGAGTTCCTTGATACGCTTCTCATCAGCACGTTTGGCTTTCCTTAGTCTTTTGACTAAAGCATCGCCATCTAGTTGATGTTCAGGTACTTCTACCTCTTCTTCTTCGTCATCCCAGTAGTTGTTGCTCATAGCAACCACCCTTTCTATTCGTTGTTAGTCGCAAGCCACAGTTCTGCTCAGGGGAGGGCAGGCTGGCTCTTGCTACCAGTCTTATACACTGCACGGGGCTGGTCGGTCCGTGTCAGGAATCTAGTATGTACCGCCTAGTTCGCGGCTTAATGAAAGATTACGAGCAGCACCTGCGCTGCCACCAAATCTGCCAAGTTCTTTTTGTTTTAATAAATCTAACTTACGTTGTTCTGATGCTAGATTTTTAAGCAATGCACCTTCTGCAACTTGTTGATTAACTTGATTATCTTTTGTAGGGTCAAGTCCTGAAAGTAAATCTATTCGTGGTTTATCATAAGCATAAGCAGAATAAGCCTTCTCTGCTTCTTCTTCAGTAACTCCTAAACCAACCAATTCTTCTGCTGTAGCCACATTAGTAACTAATCCTTGACGAACAGCAGCAGCGCCAACTTGTGCAGCACGAATTTTAGTTTCAAGTTTAGGTAAAGTTTCTTTAGGATTAAGAAAATAAGATACAAGGTCTTTATCTGTTAACATAGGATAAAGTTCTTTCATAGTAGCCTTTGTTATAGCATCTTCTTGTGATGCTAAAACTGCCAACTGAACACGACCCTTAATCTCATCTGGTGATTTAGTACCACCTATAAACTCAGCATACTTTGCTTGCCGTGCAGCCCTAGTATTACCTGCTGCTTCTTCTACACCATAAGATGTAAATATCTGGTCATAGGCATTTTCTAAATCTAAATAAGTAGCCTCATCATAAACATTTAAACCAGCATCTAAACGTAGTTTATTGCCAGCAAAACGCTTTAAATACTCAGGGGTTTCTCTAAGTCTAAGAACTACTTCTTCTGGAGAACTACCTGTAAGAATAAGATTTTTAACTGAATCTATAAGACTGCTTAAGCCATACTTATCAAATTCTTTTTTAAGAATTCCAAAAGCAGATTCTCGTTTTGACTGAAGTTCTGCAGCAGCCTGGGCTTTATTAAATGCTAATAAAGCATCAATTGATGCAGTATTCCCAGTATTGCCAGAACCAAAATTGCCAGAACCAAAACTTCCATCACCAAATTTAGTGCCATCGCCGTAATCAATATCGCTGCCGAATTGAAATCCTTTTACTTTTTTCCAACGACCTTCTTTAACATTATATGACCAAAAGTTACCTTCACCTGGGTCTTCCGTTGGTTTATCTTCATAACGTCTTTGTTCTTCTTGGGCCTGTTGATTTTCTCGAAGAATTTTTAATTGGTCTATTTTTGATACATCAGTTAAGTCTGTCAAAGTCGTAAGAGAATTTTGCGCTGATTCAAGAGCAGCCTTTGCAGCAGTTAGTTCTGCTTGTGAAGCCTTAGAAGGATTATCTGCACGGTTTTTTTCCGCATCAGCAACTCTTTCTTCTGCTTTACTTAATTGATTTTCAAAATATTCTTCTATACCTTGGGCTCCAGGACGGGCTTGGTCTGCTTCAAATTCCTCAAAGGTTTGAGGTATTATGCTTGGGTCTACGCCTTCGCCTTCAACAAGTCTAGTACGTCCTTGACGAAATAATTTTTTTTCAGCCATTGCTACCCCGTAAATCCAAAGTCTTTAAGGATTTTATATGTATTTGCATAAACATCCTCTCTTGCTGTTTCGGTAAATTCCCAGCGCTTATCAGCGCGGAGACGTTTCTTCCAATCAAATAAATTTAATTGCCCATCTTGACTAATAGCACTACGCAATAAAGGGTCATTAAGTTGTATTTCTTCTGGACTAATTTCTAACGTAGATGCCATTAATGTTTTATATGGCTGGTAGATTTCTTTTAAGGTTAATCCTCGTTTAACTAAATCCCCAGTAACTTTACCTTCTGTCGCTGCTATGTTATCTCTAATAAGGTCTTTAAATACTTGAACAGACTCACCACGGTCTAGCCTCTGAAGCCAATCAGATAAAGAAGATTTATAATCTCTTTCAAGGTTAAGGCCCATATCTGCAGCATATTCACGTAAGGTTGCAATATTATCTGCAGCAGCACCAGCAGGTGCATCTGCTCCAAAAGTAATCTTTCGGTTTAAAAATCTACTTATAAAATTTGTATTTTTTTCATTAGCGTTTTTATAAATTTCTTCTGCCCAAGAGGACAATTGTCCTGGGGTATATTTAATACCTTTTTCAGTAAGAGTTTGTTCTAACTCTGCCTCAAAAGAATCTAACCCTCTAAAGTACTCGGTATCACCAGCAACTTTTCTTGCATTTTCTTTATAGTTTGGGTCTTTGCGGTCTAAACCTTTAGTTAAATCTTCATAGATACGTTTATAAAATCCACGTTTTTGAACTGATTCAGCATTACTTTTAAACCAATTAGTAAGTGTTACAGCATTATAAAAACGTTGAGGAGTAAACTTGCCTTGGAAAGCATCTACTAATAGTTTTTGCAGTTCAGGGTCAGTAGCAAAAATATCATCAATATCGCCATACTCTTCTTCTACAAGACGAAAGATTTCTTCAATAGTTTTATTAGCAACACCACCTAATGTGCCACCATCATCTACAAGAATTCCACTTTCTTTTATTTCAGCCACTACTTAACTCCTATCGCTTGTTTAAAGGCATCGTAGTAACTTAAAATTCTTGTTGCTTTTGCTTCATCTTTTTGAGATAGTTTTTCAATTAAAAATTGTTGTTCGTTAATGCCAGTCTTAGTTTTAGTAGCAACAGTTTTGCCTTCAGCATCTGTTGTAGTGCTAGTAAGTTGCGGATTTTTTCTTTGTTTCTTTTGAACTAACGGAACTAACTTTTCGTATTCTTCATCAGATGCGCCTCTGCCCATAAGATTTGTAATAACATCGTTAATTAAAGCCCTTGCATCTGTGTCACTAAACTCTGTAATTTGAGATGTAGTTCTAGTTCCCGCAAGACTTTTAGCACTACCTTTCTTTAATCCTAGCCAATCATCAAAAGTAGAAAACTCTTTAATTTGTTTAGCCTTATAGGCTTCTACTTGGTCTACTGTATATTGACCAGCAGCAGCATCAAGGGCTTCTAACATAGCATCTGTAGGAACATTTTTATTAGTAGTTAAATAACCAGCCTGATAAAGACGGTCTACAATTGCTTCACGGTTGCCATATTTTTTGTATAAATCTGCTAAGTGTTTATCTCTAGCAGCATCTGTTTTATCAAATGTAAACTCTGGTCCAACTATACCTGCTCTAGCATCGTCTGGGCTAAGAGATACTTTACCTCTGCCATCTACATAAAGATAAGATTTATAAGTAACTGGGTCGCCCTTAGGGTCTTTAGGGTTAGGTACAGTAAAGTTAACTACTGGACCGCTAGAATCCATAGTTATAGTAGCGGTTTGAACCGCATTATCTACTGCTATTTGGTCATTAGTTTTACCTTGGTATTTAGGACCTGCTCCACCTCCGCCAAGGTCTTTTTCTTTGTAGGTTTTTGTTCCGCTAGACCAATCATTATAAGAAATTTGATTAGGCTTTAAATCGCCTCGTTTTATAACACGCCATTCTTTTTTCTCTGTATCAAAAATAAGATTCCAATTACCAGGACCTAATCGCTGCCAAGAAAGTTGAGTTTCTTTAGAAGGTGCTGGTATTTTATTTTCAGCCATTATGGAACCGCCTTATAGGAATCACGAGAGTAGTATGAAAGTAAAGACCTAAACACTGCACGAGATGCTTCACGCACAGCAAAATCACCAGAACCTAAATCAGATAAAATACGCTCTACATTTTGACGGTATTCGCGTTTTAAAGCAGAAGCATTATATAACGCTCTTACATCTGGGCTTTCAGAAAAAGCCAAGAAATCATCCACTGCTTGTAGTGCAGTTCGCATACGTAATCTTGAAGCCTCATCTATCGGGGCATTAACATCATTTATCATCTCACGAATTGTTCTCATCATAGATTGCTCAGTAGCAATTTCATTACCACCGCCAGTAATAGCCTCTAATAGCAATGGGTTAGAATCAATTAAACCAGCGCGTGCTGCAGTAGAAGCATCAATAATAAATCTACGTTCTGAAATACTGCCTTCGCTGGCTAGTTTTTCCCGCTCCCAAGAAGCAACATCATAGTAACGTTGTTTATCTTCTGCTACTTGCACATCATCAAAATACTTTTCTAAATCTTTGTCCTTAACTAAATCATTAGCCTGCATCCAGTTATAGGCTGCTGCATTAAACTCGCCAGTGCGAGGAGCAAATATATAGGCTGCTTCTCCATACGTTTTAATTAACTTACGATTTTCTAAAGCCCAATTTTTCATCTCATCTGTAGACTTAATAAGAACTTTAGTTTGATTCTCATTACGAGATACAGTATAAACAATCTTTCCAGGATACTGACCAGTAAATATACTCAATGCCATTTCAAATGGGTCTTGAATATCACTGCCGTATTTTGTTTGTATTTTTTCTAATATATCGAAAAATTCTGGGCGTAATCCATTTATACCTACATCTAATAAATAGTCTGGAACTCCTTGGCTCTCTTGAACAGAAGGAGCAATTGGTGAAACCAAACCTAAAGCAGAACGCATAAACAATACATTGTGTGCGCTGATTCTAATATTTTTTAAATAGTCAGCCTTTTCTTGATTAGAAGCATTAGGGTTTAAATAAATACCATTGGCTGCATTGTATGCAATTGCTTGCATAGCAGCAGTAACTTCTTGTCTATCTTTTTCATTAGGGTCTATCATTGTATAAAGTTTTGCTAAAGTACTTGGAACTATAGCCCTGCGAACTGTAATGTTGTCGCCAATTGAACCTAATGCAAAGTTGTCAATATTCTCAGCAGTTTTTTGTGCTATTGGATTATCAAAATTACCTAAGAAATTTTTAATTCCTATAACTCCAAGTGCTGCAATAGGACCGCTAAACTGTGGCACACCTGCTTCTGGGGCAAAAGAAGGGTTAGCAAATTCTAGTTTAAAAGTAAAATCGTTAAACAATGGTTGTTTGTATAATGAATCCGATTGTCCCGTTAAAGCACGAAGGGTAGTGTCTGTTGCCTTAAAGATAACATTATCCATAGGCATCATTACATATTTCTTGCCATCAGCATCTTCATATACATCACCACTTGCATTAAGTCCGATGTGGGCTAAACGCATACGATAAAGCATTTGTGGTGTAACATCTTTAAGACGGTATACACGGCGATAAAAATCTTCAGTAGCCCTATAAAAACGACCAACTGTACGAACCGATAAAGCAAAGTTACTTCGAATTGAAGGGTTATCAGCAAACTTAAGAACTTGGTCTACTGCTTCATTCATTCCTATTTCAGCAAAACGCTTCTGCCCTAAAAGTTCGGCTCTTCTCTCAAGCATAGTACTTGCATCAGGAGTTTTATATTTATCTGGAAAAGCAGCCTTTTGTTTAGCAACATATTGGCTAACCCATTCACGCTGTAAACCAGAATATGCTTTACGATACTTTAAATAAGTAACAGAAACAATAGGTTGACGAAGAATAGAAGTTAGTTGCCTATCCATCATCTCCATTAAGTTATTTCCTACAGCGCGAAACGCTGAAGGAAAATCAGTAAACTCTTGAAAATCAATACGAGTATTAATAAAACCATCTAAAGAAAAACCTTTTGTTAAGTCATCAAATTCATCTATGTTTACAGATGCTGCAGACTTCTGCCATAGGCTAGTTTCTGTTTCAAATGTAGGTATAATTGCGCCCTTAAGTTGTCTGCGTTCTTCTACCTTCATTAAAAGATTATCGTGCTTATCCCTTATAGCATTAAATAAACCTTCGTTATAGCGACCAAAATCAGAAGTACCGTGAAAAGTATTACGCATATCAATTAACATACCTTCAGCGTAAATACGAACTATTTCTTCATCAGGCAATCCTTGCTGACGATAAGTAACGGTATCACCAAAATATGACAAAAACTTTTGAATAGATGGCTCGGCGCCTTTTTTAATGCGGTATGCGTTTCCAACAAACTCTACGCCTACGCTTTGCATAATTTGCCCAACGCCTCTTTTTAAATCTTCAGGTGTTTTAAGAGCACGATTTTGAAAAAATACAGTAGCAGGTGCAACCTTAAAGCCATCTACTAATTCTAAAGCGCCGTGTTGACGAGGTACTGCAAAACGAATAAACCAGTTATCAAAATGAGCAATGGTTAAATATAATGGGTCTGTCTTTCTTAACTCATCAATCTCTATTTTTTTATAGTCACCATATTTTAAAGTATCTTTTTTGCCAAGCCTACCTGCCTCGCGCAATCTATCGGAAACTATATTCAAGGCACGAGTTAACTCAGATATGTTTATTTGACCCGTTGTAAAGGGTTCATCTAATTTTCCGCTAATAGTTTTAGTAGCAACAGAAGATGCCATTGCGCCTAAAGTATCTGGATGATGAATCATTAACTCTGTCCACCAGCCTTTATCTTCATCGCTCAAGCCTTTAAGAAAAATAGATGCACGCTCAGCAACTTTTTTATTTAATGCAACGTGCATTATTTCAGAAGGCGCTAAAGCCAAGTCGTTAGATAGTTTATTAAGGTCATTTAACTCAGTCACAAGATTATCTAACAAAGTATTACGTTCTGCTAAAGAAATTTCACTAACAGGAACTTTTGCTCCTACTAATTTTCGGAATTTATCTGTAATTAAAGGTGTAGCATCGGGTGAGCCAGTATAAGCAGTAGTGCTTCGACCAAATTTTCTTCCTGTTCCTTTAGCATAATTTAATATGTCTTTAGCAGGAGCAGAAATTGCGTACATAAAACCTTCGTCAATTGCTGAACGAATACCTAAACGTGGAAAAAGAGTAAAAATAGACCAAAAATCTACAAAATTACGGGCTAAACGATTTTGAGTAGCACCACCTATTGCATAAATAAGGCTTTGTTTAGATTTTACTTGATATGCAACTGAAGCAATTTCTTCATAAGGTAATGGCGCTATTGCACTGGCTAACTGTGATGGTTGAATAGCACCAGAACGAAGCAATTCTGACTGCCCATTTTGGACACGCACAGTATGTGGGCTAAGTAATTTAGCAATATCATCAGAAATAGCAGTTCTTGAAGTAGTTGTAAAGCCAGCCTTTTCATTTAAAGTTTTTGCTAAAATTTCTTCCATAAATTCATTACCCATAGGATTGCCGTGTAATCCAGAACGCATCATAATGGCGCCATATAGGTTGCGTATAATAACAACCTGTTCATCTTCACTAGATTTTAAAAACTTCTGTGTTGTAAACTCTGCTAAATCTCTGCTTAAAACTTGTCTTGCCATAACACGGAAAGTGTCTGCTGTTTTAATAGCATTATCACCGACCATAATAAATTGTCCGCCTGGATTACGTGCTCCAAGTCTTCCAATGCCTAGTAACATCTTACGAAATTTAGAAACATCTTTCTCAATATCTAAAAGTTGATTAATTGCTGGGTTAACAGCCTTATCTATTTCTTCCCCGCTTTTAGATAGAATTTTAATTACTTCTTCGCCTTTTGCGTTTAACTCATCTGTTGTTTTACGAACAGATAAAGCAGAACCTGTAGTTGCATTAAAGACATCGTCTAATATTTTGTTAAAGCCATAGGTTAAACGGCGTTGATTACGGGCTGTAGCAACACCATTGCGCTTAAAAGAAATACCATCAAGACGTCCTGATAAAAGAAGCATTGTGTTTTCAGCATCAGAAAATACTTCTTGGGCTTTTTCAGCATTAAACATTTTATTGCGAACAAAAAAATCAATTGCTTCATCATTGTTATAACCTGTATAACGGCGACCAATGTATTTACGAACGACTGCTCTTTGAGCATCATCGGTAGCATCGGCTAAACGCTTTAAGTCTTTACCTAATTGCTCATCCCATAATTTGCGAACACCGTCATCTTGAAACACACGGGCTACTGCTGCGCCAGAAGAATCCCCAGCGTTCATCATCTTAGTAGCCATATCTGCTAGTTGGCTACCACGAGTAATAGCCTTAGATGTTCCACCAGTAATCCAAGTTAATGGGTCAATAATAATCTGATACATAAAATCAATAGCACCAGAAACATTTTTAGTTGTGCCATCAATGTAATCGCCAGAAGGTCCACCATTTTTAGGTGGTTTAGTATCAAACATACGAACAAAATCTCTACCAGGAGATACTTGTGCGTATTTAGTTGCATCCATTACTTGCTTAAAACTATCAGGGTCATTAAATGCTTCAGTAACTGCACTAACAATACCTGGGGTTAAACTTCCATAGGCTTCTAGTATTTCGCCTGGGCGCCTACCTTGTAGCAATTGCTTAGCAACAAATACTTTTTCTTTACCAAAATTATCTATAGTTTCTGCTAAAGCACCATTGTCATAAATGTCTCTGCCGTCCCAAGCATCAGACCAAACTTTTGCATCAAAGATTTCTTCGCCTTGAGCAATCTGGCGAGTAACCAAATAAGGTGTATTTATTATACGATTGTAACCACCAGCAACTTTAAATAATGAAATGAGTGGGCTTGCTGCAACTTTACCTACAAATTTAAGTGCACCAACTGCTCTATCAGAAAAAGTTGGGGGCTTTTTCATATATTCAGAATTACTATAAAAAAACTTAAGAGTTTCTTGAATGTCTGGGTCTAATGAATCATATCTTTTTCGTGCTTCTTCTACTGGCAAACGATTTAGTTCACGATTTTTTTTAATCGCCCAACTCATTTGCTCAATCTGATTACCTTCTCCAGGCGTCAGATTTGCTCTTAAAGCAGCCGAATATAAATTTGGATTTACCTCTGCCACAACTGGTGCGACATAGCGCATTAGGACATACCGCCGTCTAATTTAGAACGCAAAATTAACTCTACTTCTCCAGAGTCATCAAACTGAACTAACTTTTGTAGCGTAGCCATAAGGCTTGGTTTAGTGACAGGCAAATCCATAGAAAATGCCGCAGAACCAATACCAGGACCGCGGTCAATACCAGCAGTACCAGGCTCTTCAGGGCGCCCAGTTGGCGCATCTAGAGTTAATGGTATTTGTTGAACCATCCCACCAGTTGGATTGCCTTGCATTTTTGCTCTAGTTTGATTTTCGTAAACTTCTTTACTTGTAGTTGTGCCATCGCGCATACCTGGAATATAACGAGCAGGTTGAGTTGCTCTACCGCTTTGTCCATTACCGCCAGTTGCTGAAACATTAGATGGACTATTCTGTGGTGCTGATGGTCTATAACCGCCTCTTGGCATTAGTCTTCATCCTCTTCATCTAAATATTTCTTTAACTCTTCATCGGTAGGCGCTTTATACGCTACCCAACTTGGGTAAGAAGATTTTTCCATTACAAAACTTAACGCTAACTCGCTTTTAAATCCTGCCTTAAGCAAAGACTTATAGTATTCATTAAGCCAAATACAATACATTTCTAACTCTGTATATTGTTCATTTTCTACTGTGCGTGGCTTACGGATTCGTGGTTGTGGTTTTTTCTTACGTTGTGCCATAACTACCTCCGCATTACAGTTCTTGCGCTAGCGCTTCCTTTTCCACTAGCACTTAGACTAGATAATAAACTTTGTAAAGCCCCGCCTTGACCACCTTCAGGAGGAGCGCCTCCTGCTGGCGCTGTGGGAGCAGGGGACGTTTGCTCGACCATAGAAGTAGCCCCAGCAGGAGGTAATTCTTCTGGCTCAAAGATATCTTCTATAGCATCTTCAAGAGCCTGTCCCTTTTGACGGGACTTAATAACTCCAGCAATTTTACGAATAATATCCGTAGGGTCTCCGCCTTGAACCGCCATCTGCGGTATAGCAAGTGTGTACTGTTGTAGTGAGGCCATTAACGCACTGCGTAAATCTTCTACTTCAATTTTTTCTTGTTCTTGCGTAACGTTAATACCAAATGGTAATTCACGTTGCGCTAAATCTTTAGAAATAAGTTTGCCGCCCAAAGCCTGTAGCATAAAGATAAGACCCTGTGCTGGGTTAAGACCAGCAAGCATTCCATAACGAACATCGGCTGTGTAGTCATTTTTAATATCTTTGCCAGGAGTATACTCAATAGAGTAAGGAGAACCAGCATCTACACCACGAATAGTCTTTTGATAGTTAAAAAACTTTTCATCAATTTCAAAACAAACAGAAATAACATCTTTAAGCGCTGAAGCAAAAATAGCCTGAGCAGACTTTACCTGTGTGTCAAAGCCTCCCATAAGTGCCTGCACACCTTGTCCCGTGATGATGCTGGCATCAATGTTTCCAGTACGTCCTTCTGGATAACGTGTTCCTAATCTTAATTCTTGCTGTAGTAAAGCCTGCTCAGTAAATGCTCCAGGTGGAATATTTAAATCAACACGGCGTACACCAGCAGGGTTAGCGGTGCGAATAACAGCATCGCCACCCATTTCAAGTTCATTGACATCCGATGGTAGGACAATTGGTGCTTGCACGGACTTCTCCGCTGCTTCCATCGCAAGTAATGCGAACCTGTTACGAAGCAACTGAATACCGAGCACGTCATCAAACTGACCACGCATCTCATTATCAATAGATGGTCTCTTAGCAACAACAACCATCATCTTACCAAGAGGATTTTTCGCTTGAGATAGTAATAGATTGTTACGCTCAGGAACATATAACACAGATTGTTCTTTGTCGTAATAACGAACAATCTCAATCTGTGCTGTCATATCTGCTCGGTACATTTCTTTACCAAGTAAGATATTTGCGTACTCAGGGAACTGTGAGGCAATTTCGCCAACAGCCATATAGTAACGTTTTGCAAAGGCAATGCAGCGTCCATAGCGGTCAAACTCTGGGTAAGCGCCCACTGGGTTTTCTATGCGGATACGCGGCAGCCCTGCTTCTTCGTCCAATTCAACTATGAAAGGAACGAAACCAAATGTTATGTATACATCGGCTCCTGTATACATCTGGACTTGTAAATCCGAGTTAGCAAAATAATTAGTAGCAATACGAGTACGGGTATCAGCAAACCTACGAGCGCGGTCAGAACCCTGATTCGCCGCCGAACAGTTAACTGCTGGTAGTGGTGCCATAACCTCGGAAAGGTCTCTCGCAACAATATCAATAAAATTGGCAACGACATTAGCATCCACACCTTCAGGAAAGAAATCTGGATATACAGTTGCAATCTGTCCTTTACGGACAGCAAGAACATCTTGTTGGCGCGAATCGCGCTCTGCAGCACGTTGGCGTAAATTCTCAACGCGTGCTGAGATTTGTTCTATTGACAGCATCTATTTCCTATCCATAAGTTTGTTGCCATTGCTCGGCAATTATTTCATCAAGATTTACACTATAACGTTTTTGTGACTGTGCTCTTGTAGCCCAACGGTTATGGGCGTACCTTTGGACTACAGAATTCTGTTGCATAAACTCACGACATCTAAGTACACCAAACCACATAGCCATCACGCAGTCAGTCTTACCTTTAGTCTCAGGCTTCCAAGTAAGTAGTTGTTGTACTAAAGCCTTAAGTCCTTCAGAACCTTCAGTAGAAGGGAGTTCGATAATATTGTTCTTTTGGTGTTTACCATTGACGACAGTTCCGAAGAGCGTTGACATAGATGCGACACCAAAGTTTGTGTCCCATTTGTTTTTTCCAGTGAAGTGAGCATTGAGGCGAACGCCATAAGTTGCCAGCCATTGCTGTAAATCTGTATCGAGGGCGTAGGCTTTTTGGTGGGCGTTAATTTCAACTCTGAGTTCTTGCGGTTTGTATTTCTGGACAAAGTCTTCTATTGCCTGCCTAATCTTCTGTGGGTTTGGCTCCGCCATATTATGGCAATCCAAAATATAAATCTTTCCATCCATCCTGTTGTAAGTCATAGCCACGAACGCAGCGTGCCCAGCACCCATAGCGGGGTCAAACCCAACTACAGTATAACCTTCAACTTGTGTTGGATGTCCAGCAGCGCCAAGTCTTAACAGGCCTTTCTTACGCATACCGTTAACAGACCCCTGCACCAACTCAGGTGGGAAAATAGAATCTTCAGTTATGTCTTCTTGCTGGTAGACCAGTGCCCAGGTAGAGGGAGTTACTTCACCTCTGCGTCTTGCTAATGTTTGCCCATCCCATTTCGGGAAAAGTCCTTCTTCGTCAGGTGTCTCATCATCGCCATCCCACGCAACGTCCGACTTAGGCCAAAGCGTAACCCAGTCTTTCGGTTTATCCGCATACTCCAAAACAGCAGGCATACCCATATACGTAAATGGACTCTTACCGCTTGACCAATGCTTCGGGTCGCGGAGTTCTTTGTAGAAGTCGTTTGCCGCAATTCGGGTTCCTACTATCAACAACTTGCCGTTCTTACCCAGACGGGTAATAACTTCTTTCTGTAGCCAGTTAATCTGCTTTTCGTGTTCGTGAGCATTGGCTGTAGTTATACAGTCATCAAGAATAATTAAGTCAGCACGGGCACCGTAGATTTGACCCCCCATACCGAGTGCCTGAATTGTCGGGTCTTTCTCAGATGAATTACGGGCATCGTTTCCCAAATAGACTGTGTCAACACGCCAGGTATCAGAGTCTTCTTTCCATCCCCCTTCTGGTCCAAAAGTTGTTTGCAACTTCAACCAGCGCGGGTGGCTTAACCTTTGCTTTATTGCGTACACGAATTCCCGTGCTTTGACAAGAGTCTTAGAAACTACGATGATTCTAACATTTGGGTCTAACGCTATGCGGTAGGTAGCGTAATTCACCGTAATCACGGTGGACTTAGCGTGCTCAGGTGGCACGTTTACAAGAAGGCGATGTTTATCGCCAGGCTCGTAAATCATATTGCGGTGGAGCCAAGTAGGCTCTACACCCTCCAGTAGGTCAATCCAGTCCTGATGATGGGGAAAGACTTTCTGGTCTAAAAACATTTTAGAGAACTGTGGAAAAGAGACATCCTCACGGGCTACCCCTAAGGCTTTCAGGGAATTGTCCTTGGCGTTCTCTTTCGCATCCACTAGGTCAGAGGCAAACTTCTTATCCCTAGATACCCAGATACGGACAGTGTCTGGCTTTTTGCCCAACTGCTCCATAGCCCTATGTACAGGCATACCCTCAGATACAAGGGCTAAGACTTTAGCCTTGGCTTCTGCCATAGCCTTTGTCCTAGGGTTATTGCTAGTCTGAAAAGTCACAGAATTGTCCCATCTACATCCGTAAATACAGGCTGTCAGATACAGATAGAGATACAGTCTGTAACGCAAGCCCTCAAGGCTTGCTACTACCAGTGGGCACTTTGTGCCCCTATATACTATTAATCCGTTCAAACAGCCATTCCGAACGGTTTATAACAAAATTGTTATACAGATAACAGTCTAATCAGGACAAAATAGGACAGAACAGGGCACAGGCTCTGTACGGAAAAATCTTTTATGGAGTTACTACTATAGGTTCAACCCGCCTTTAATAAGTCTAGGGTCAAACAGACTCAGTGCTGCTCATCTGATAGCCCTGTTACAGTGCTGTTCAGATAGTTCTGAGTCTACAGACTATCTGCCCGACAGGCTGACTGTCGCGCTGGCTGGCCTATAACTATTCTGTCCAGCCTAATAATAAAATCTGAATCGGCAGGCCGATTACTAAGCCAGTGCCACAGGATAGAAACTATAACTACCTTTCCCTCCGTGTCGCACAGCGCCACGCCCTCTGGCTGAGACACTGGACACTGCCATAATTTCTAGGCTATCAGCGTCCACGGACGCGCCGTGTCTGAAGCCACGCCTGCTCCGTTGTCGCCTCCATAGACCTATCGCTTTGAGGCTCAAGGTCTATGTTCAGCGCCACGACTGGCTAGCAGCCAGAAATCATTGCCTGGACGCTGGAACATCCTATCGGCATCGCCGTTTTGTCAAATGAGTCGCAGCCAGCGATTTTTTGCAAGCAAAAAATAACTGGGCTATCGTATTTGACAAAATTGTGGGCGCTTCTCTGTTCACGTGGTTCTTCGGCTCAACGGCTCAATGTATCGCTGAAGCCTTTATATCTTTTGCCTAAAGGCAAAAGATGGACGGCTTCAAAGCACACGATACATAGCAGGTCAGCGCAAGCGCTGTCTGCTTCGCCTACCGATTTTAGTTAATTGCTTTTGCGTCAACGGGACGCAAGACAGAGAGGAAATGATGAACGAAGTAAGCAACGGCATCTCAATACAAAATATGTGCTATCAGTGCCAAGCCCTTGAAACCCTATGTCCAGACTGTATGGAACTGAAAGACAGTCGAGACATCTACATTGCCCATCAGATAGTTGATGAGGGCAACCTACAATACCAGCATATCTGGAGTCGGTCTGACCTGCCTGTATCTGGTCACGAATGGGTTGGTTCTATTACCAGAACCTACCGAGGAACTGAGCGTCAAGAGTTCCTTGAGCCTGTCACTAACTTATCTGACAGATTTATGGACTTAGAAACGTCTATGACTGTCCTTGACTCGGAGGTAATATGCCAGTCCTGCCACCTGCTCTACAACAAATACCAAGCCGACTGCCCAGTCTGCTTCTAACCGAAACGGCGAGCCCTGTCGCAAGCGACAGGGGCTTCGCCCACAATAACCTAAGGAGAATAAGATGACTACAGTAAACAAGTTCGAGTTCAACAATGCCCTACTCAAGGGTATCAAAGTCCGTGGCGATTTCGTCACAGGCCAAGTTCAGTCAAGACAAACTGAATACACGCCAGACGGCAATGTCCGTTCACGCTTCATAGCATCACGCCAAGTGACCATCTATGACCCAGCGATAGTCGCAAGACTAAAGGAACTACTAGTCAGCACTGACGAACTTCCCGTCACCTGCTCAGGCTATATGACCACCACTGTTCGTGAAAACGGCAACGGCGCAAAGCCAACTTGGTATGACAACCAAATCGTCACCGAGTTAGAGGTTCTTTCCTAACAACTCCAGGCAGGGCAGGCGCTACGGTGCCTGCTCTGCCTTACTTTTTTTTACAAACCCCGCTGTAACTAACACAGAGCACTACGAGTCCATTACTTTTCACAGGAGGCTACTATGTATTTAGATAATATGACAACACTGGCAATCATCATAGCGCTGGTATCTACAATGACTATGACAGGTATTGCTGTATACAAAGCCCATCAATGGGAGCAGGCATACCACAACGCAGCAAGGAAATTAAAAATAGAAATGGCAGCCCGCAGATGATGACTGTATATGCGACACGGCGCTGCGCTGTATGCCATAAGACAGGAACTATTATGGTAGATGAACAGGAATTGCTACACTATCTGCGTGGCAATTATGTTCAGGATTCTTTCAAGACTATGTCAGCACCACTCCGTGAACAGGTAATAACTGGCACGCATCCTGAATGCTGGCAACAAATGTTCGGACAAGAACTAGAGGAGACTATCAATGACTAACTTAGAAGCAGAATGTTTCAAGTGTGGCACCGCTATATGGGTGCCCAACTATGAGTATATATCAGACAGAAACTTCTGTTACCCGTGTGCCAACAGTTATATGGGCAACCTTGTAGGTGTAACACCCGAAGAACTAGACAAAGCCAGAACAGAACAGGGGATAGGCTGATGCGTGACGAGGACTATCTAAAAAACTTAGGAGAGATAGCCAAATGGTTAGACTCTCTAATTGTAGAGATAAACAAAATACACGAAACAGTTGAAGACCTGATAGC